CTTGAGCAACAGGGGGCAATTTATTGTATTTGCGCCGCAATTCATCATAGCCTTTTTTGGCTTTCGTTTCCGCATCCGTTTTGCTTGGGTCAATGCCCGCCAATGTGCTTTCGTGCATTACATCCGACAAGGCTTGAATATTTTTCTTGCCAAATTTGGCAAGTTTCAACCATTTCTGCGCAATCTTATCAGCCTCTGCATGTTTTGTGCCGCGATAAGAATCCAATGCCCGCTTGGTCTTGAGATATTCATCCACCGCCACCATATTCGGCCGTTTCAATTCGCTAAAATAATTAAGCGGTACGGTTGCAAGCAGCTTTGGCTTCCAGTCCGTCCATTTGCCCTGCAATTCTTGTACCACCCGCGCCGGTGTTACCTCGCTTATCCGCTCACGTGCGCTATCGGCAATCGAATATTTGCGACCATGGCTTGACTTTATCCCAAATGGGATTATTTTAGCCTTATCCCTGCTGTCGCTTTGGGCGTAAGACGGCGAGCCTCTAGCAATAGAGGAAGAATCCCTCGCAGCAGGGTACTTCATCATCGTCACCGCCGCCAATCTTTCTCTTCCCGTTCTCACCTCTTCCAAATAAAAAGTAGTATTGTCGTTTGGAAAGTGTTTCGTATAACCGATTGTATCAAGCCCTTGTTCATTTTTCATGCCGACAATGATATGATCAGGACTGCTTGTAATTTCCGGTATCCGTAAAAGATCATTATCGGTTACAGCAATCTGCCCACGTTTAGTTTCACTTTTGGGGTTGCCGTGGCGTTTATCAATATGGCGGATAGCCGAAACATCAACACTGTGATTGAAGCCCTCGATGACAAGGCCAGTTTCATTGAAAACAGTATCAGCCAGTTCTTTTGAAACCTGTCCAATATCAACTGTCATGGTTGCACTACGTGACAAATGCGGCATTGTCTCAATCAAGGCAGTTATCTTATCTTTTGCCTGTTTGATGCTATAACGTTGGCTTGCCGTTACAGGATATTTGCCACCGGTCTCTTTAGCTTGTGACTTCAACGCTGCCACTGCCAGTGCTCGCAATTGAGCGGGGGTAATCTGGCCAAATTGCTTGCCGAATTGGCGCAAAATCCATGCCCGCAACTGGTCAAGCAGGTTGAATACCCATGATTTAACAGCCTTTGGTGCGCGTTCATATTCTTCAACCGCATAGGCAGCAAATTCTTCCATAGATAATTGTTTGCTCATGCCGCCTTGTTTAGCTTGAGCCTGTTCAACCCGGGCATGCGCTTGTTTGAAAAACGCATTTGCGCCCTTGTTGTTGGGATCTTCAAACTGGCGGTAAAGGCTATCAAGCTGGCGCATCATGCGCGCCCAGACTGCCTCTTCCATCAGTGGCTTCACGCCTGAATGGAATATTTCATGCAGCAATACCGCCTGTGCATCGCCTCGCGCTATCTGGTCAGCAACCAGCGTAATTGTGCCATTATCCGCCGTCCAGCCCTGCACACCATCGGGCGAATTATCAGCCCTCTCGACAATCCTTACCTTGCCCCCCTCAATCAACCGTTCAATATATTTGCCCAAATCGCCAGTAACAAGCTCGGTTTTCAGCGTTTCAACCGTGTTCTTGCTTTTGACCTCACTGCCTTTATTATAGAAATCAGCAATCCTTTGTGCTACAATGCTGTGTGAGGTGCTGGAGTGGCGAGCAGTATCACCCGCTCCCTTTGAACCGGCAGTGTCCATCGTCGTGTCGGTTGCACCTCTTTTTTCAACAAGACTTTGATTATGTACCTCTATCTGTTCAGCCAAGCGCATTACAGATTGAATATTGCTTTTTGATGAAGATTGCGATACATTTTCATTGAGGGTTGACATCAGAGCGGGCTTATCGGCTGTGATCTCGGACTCAACCCACTCCAATGCAGGGGAACTCTCGTTTATTTCTACGGCTTCTACCGTATATAGAGAGTTCTTCTGCTCTGTACGAACAGTTTCTTTAACCGTCATTTTAGTAAAGAGAATGCGTCCGTCTTGCAGGTGTAATGGTGCGAATAGTCTATGAATAGCAACAATGCCTCCCTGCTTTTTTTCATCCGGTTTATTCCAGCCATAAATTGCCCGTTCAAAAAGCTTATCTACGTTAGCAACGGCCAATGAATGTAAATTTGGTGAAACCGATTTACTCACGGCCTTTTCTTGTAACATCTTATCAAGGCTATTCCTCGACACGACGGCTTTTAAGCCACTGCGAGTATTGGTGAGCATCTTGCCCTGAAACTCTTTTGCTGCTTCTCTTGCTTGTCCAAAGTTTGAGGCTTGGCGCAAATCGCTAACTGGTACAATGGATTTACCATCATCGACTGAAAAACTAACAGTTTCTGTCCCATGCGTCTCTTCACCCTTGATTGAATACATTTCCACCCGCCCGTCATCAGCCTCACGGGTTTCAATTGTTTCAAACAATTTGTCAAAGGCCGGTTTGATTGTCGCCATCTCATCAGGCAGGGGATAGGGATAGGTTTCTTTGTGCCCCCAATCCTCAAAAGATTTGACATTTGCCAGATAGTCGCTCTTGCCGCCTTGTTCTTTGAGCTTGTCAATAACATAAGCCTCAAAAGCGCGGGCAGACATTTCAATATCGGTAGCCCAATAACCGTCTTTTCTTTTATTGGCATTTTCCATATTTTCAGAGCGTTTGAGATATTCACTCTTTATTATGGTTGTCATAACACTATTAAAGGCATCTCCGATTTCTTGCCGAACATTTGTTGGTTTGCCATGTTTCCCCCAAAGCTTTGTAGCATAGCTTCTGCCTTGTTTGCCATCTTTGCGGGCAAAGTAATTATCCAACCCATGCCACCATTCATGCGCCAGTGTACCCGCACCTTGTTTCTTGGTCATGTTGATAACGACATGGAGCGGCTCATAATGCGCCTTGGCTGGATTTATACCCCCAATGCCACGCGCTCCAAAAGCCATCCCCAATTCGCCATTCAAAGATAATGCCTTTGGCTCAATACCAAGCACCGCCGCCAAATCCATAAAACCGTCATAGGCTTGATTAAGCTCTTCTTGTCGCTCTTTATTATTAACCCAATTGCCAAACTGCACCCCGCGAAAGCCAAATGTTTCTTGGAAATTTTCTGGCGTTATATCCTTATCCTCACGCCAATTTTGCCCAACCCTTGGCGTATTTATCTCGCCGCGCATATTCGGATTAGACATCAAACGCTCAGCTAGTTTCTCCATCTCTTGGCGGTTTTCTTTTAAATACGCCCATACTTCCTCAACAGATTTAAAGCCGCCCTTTAGCTTGAGACTTCTGTACGTCCCCGTTTTAACCCCGAGAGAAAAAGATGTGGCTTTTTCCCTCAAGCTTCCATCTTCATCATAGGCACGAAAATCTATCGGTTTTTTCTTGGCCTTTTCTTTTGCCAGTTGCGTTAACTCTTCAAGGTTTTCTTCAATATAAGCCATCGCCTCTTTTGCATTGGCAAAGCCATCTTTTATGGAAATTACCCTTTTATTGACCTCAATACCAATAAATGTACCGTTCCCATCTCTACTTTTGTAAAGATTCCACTTAAATTTTTTGGCTTTTGTCAGCGGGTCGTTGATGATCTGTGAATATTTATCCTTAAAGGCAGCAATCACTTCATCTCGTGTTTTGCCTGTAGCGACGGTTCTTCCATCGTTGTGAATTTCCCAAGCCTCATCCGCCCCATAGGATAATTTGTATAATTTGTAGTCTTTTAGAGAGTATTCATGGCCGACGGCCTCATAAAGAGCGGCCTTGTTTTCTATTCTTCTCTTATCTAGAGATTGTATGCCCAACAAAGTATCGTCAATTTCACTATCAATGAGCAATTTACGAGCAAATTCTCTTTTCTTTTTTATAAAATGTGCCCAATTTCTTCCTGCATTCCTCGAATTTTTAGCGACGATACTCTCTCTCAAAGCCCGTATAAGGGCGACATTTCTAAGGCTTACACCTTCTTCTATCAATTTATTATAGTTAGGCTGCGGCCAAGTTTGAGCAAGAGGTTTAGTGGCAATGTCCTTTTCATCCACTTCTGCCATTTCTAAGGCAACCCGCTCGGCATATTGCATCTTACGCGCACCCTCAATCACCTCGCCAAAATCTTCTATCTTTGATTGACGCTTACTCTTGCCATCTTCTGGCTTGTTTATTTCATAGGCCTGAACGGATTCACCGTTAGATAATCCATCTCCTTCTATTTTAGTATCTTTACTTGGCCGAATATCCATCGTATGATTTTCAATGGTTTTTTTTCTTCGATCTTGCCAAATATCTACAGTCCAATTGTTATCACTGATAGTATACTCAACGCCCTTTTTGTTCTCAAATTCTTCAGATTTGATAACATCTCCTTCCGCAAAAGTTATTGCTAAATTTTTTATTGAGGATAATATATCTTTTTTCTTAATGCCTTTATTTTTCAGAATTTCAACAATTCCAGCAATTCCCCATGCGGGTCTGTGAATTTCTTCCCCCTTTTTCATTCTGACGCTGGTTTTACTACCCCATTCTATAGGAAGCTCTCCAATAATGGGGTGGTTGATAGTCTTAATCATCTTAGATTTTCCGAGAATAGGATGAAAAAATAACGTCTTTCCTTTATCGTTATAAATCTCGAGCATGGTGTTAATGGCTCTTTCCTGCTGTTCGCTCAAGCTTTCCTGATCTTTATTGACATCTTCCGTATCCTGTGTTCCAATGTCCTTGAACTCCGCTCCCATTTCAAGACGGCGAGTTGTAGGCTTGGAATGCGTAGTTTCGGTTTTGACACGAGCCTGACCGTTTCCATCGGAGTCTTTATTCTCATTGACGTTTTCTTCGTTTTGCGTTATCTTGCTACCTGAAGGCTCTGCTCCCATTTCAGAACGGGTAGGTGTAGGTCTGAAATGTGTAGGATCGCTGTTGTCACGCCCCCTCACGGTTTCATCAGAGCCTCTTTTCTCTTCCCAAATTTCATAACCAGTAAGCAGCCAAGAATTGTTATCGTTTGTTTTTGCGAGCGCGGCTTCAAAATGGTTATTGCTTATGGTGATTTTTCTATTGCTATCATTACGTGATTCATCTTTGACAATATCCCCAACCGCGACAACTTTAGCGACTTCTTCCGCTACTTGTTCAGCTTGCTTTTGTGTTAGACCATCCTTTCTCTGTCTTGCTTCAAGAATATGAGCAATGCCGTACGCGCCTTTGCGTTTACCCTTAGCATTAACCGCGCCACCCTCACTGCCCCAGACAAAGTCAATTTGTCCGATGTCAGGGCGGATGACGGCATTTTCAACATCGCCCTTTGTCTTGATAGCGCGGCGCATGGAGGCAATGGCTTGTTGTTCGCGTTGCCGTGGCGATTGTTTTTGTGTTGGTTCTTTTGTCTTTTTTGATAATGGCGGTGTATCTTCACGCAGCAGCCTATCAATGTCTGCTACCTCTATCGCATCTTCACTCTCAAGTTCTTTTTTGAAATCAGCTGCTCGTGGATCATGCTTTGCCCCCATATACCAACTTTTAAGATATGGCTTGACGTTTTCCCCCATATCGCCAACCATGATCTTGGCATAAGCGGCGAAAGTTCTTGCTCCTCTTTCCATGTGATAGAGAGCCAGCGTTGTTCCGGCGACAAGCAATTCAGGATCAATGCCAGAATTAAGCTGATTTTGTGAAAGCTTAGCGCGAATAATAGCTCGCGCTCTTTCTGCCGCTTCATCTGAAATAATCCGGTTAGAGCTTATAGCCTTTGCCTTGGCTGATTCCTGCGCTTCTTCCTTGCTTTCATTCTTATTTTCAGCTATAGTTCTGTCAGATTCCGCTCCCACTTCAAGACGGGCAGGTGTAGGTTTGGAGTGCGTAGAGGTAAGTTTGTCATCCCCCTGCTTGCTTTCACCGGAGTTATCGTTGAAGTCTTCCCATCCCGTCAAAAGCCAGCCATTATTATCAGCGTTTTCGACAATCACGGCTGAATGTTTACTGTCGCCGAAAGCAATTTGTCTTACCCCTGCATGACGATGTTCTTTTAGTTTTTCTCCTGTCGCGACAACTTTTGCGACTTCTTCCGCCACCTTTTCAGCTTGCTCTTGTGTTAACCCGTCTTTGCGCTGTCTGGCTTCAAGAATATGAGCAACGCCGTACGCGCCTTTGCGTTTACCTTTAGCATTAACCGCGCCGCCCTCATTTCCCCAGACAAAGTCGATTTGCCCAATGTCTGGGCGTGTAACGGCGTTTATAACATCGCCCTTTGTCTTGATAGCGCGGCGCATGGAGGCAATGGCTTGAATAATCCGGTTAGAGCTTGACCTTACAGCCTTTGCCTTGGCTGATTCCTGCACTTCTTCCTTGCCTTTTGTCTCATCTTGCGCTACATTGCTGGTTAAGGTTTCCGCTCCCACTCCAAGACGCGTGGGTGTAGGCTTGGAGTGCGTAGCCTCGTTTGTATCAAATCCTACATCGGGGACACCGGAAACTTCATTTTGTACATAATTTTCAAAGCCGGTTAAAAGCCAAGCATTTTTATCTCCGCTCTTTACAAGTGTTGCTGTGTTTTTTCCGTTACTTATTGTTGTTTTACGGCTATCTTTTTCTACTGCCTCCCTAGTAATATCCCCAATCGCAACAACTTTAGCGATTTCTTCCGCTACTTGTTCAGCTTGCTTTTGTGTTAGACCATCCTTACGCTGTCTTGCTTCAAGAATATGAGCAACGCCGTACGCGCCTTTGCGTTTGCCTTTAGCGTCAATTGCGCCGCCCTCACTGCCCCAGACGAAATCAATCTGGCCAATATCAGGGCGGGTGACGGCATTTTCAACATCGCCCTTTGTCTTGATAGCGCGGCGCATGGAGGCAATGGCTTGTTGTTCGCGTTGCCGTGGCGATTGTTTTTCTTCTTTTTGTTTGGCCTGTTTTTCTGTTACAGGCGTAGAACTTTCCTTGCTTTCAAGGGCTTTTTCTTTTTGACTGTTATTTGACTGATTGGGCTTATGTTCTGCTAACGTCGTCGCCAATTTACGGCGCACCGGTTCACTCATCTTGTCCCAATTCATCTTTGGAGGAATTTTTAGACCAGCTTTTTCCAGCAAGGCTTTGCGATCTTCAAGGTTCATAGCTTGCCATTTATCAGGCAAGCTTGCGCGTGTCCGCACCGCTTCCATATCGGTGACATTGTCAAAGATAGCGGCTATTTTGCCTTGTACTGTCTTGGTATGCTTGTCCCAATCAAGCTTTGGCGAGTGCACAACTTTCGCCTTATCAAGAATGGCTTGACGGGCGGGTAATTTGGCCGCGTTCCAAAGTTTGGCATAATGATTATCTGACTGTTTCTTATCTGCAATTTTCTCTTTTTTGTCTGTGTTTTTTCCTTCATTTTCTTCTAATTTTTGCTCTGCGTTTTGTTCAGTTTTACTTTGCATTTTATTTGCATTGTTCTGCCCCTCTTGCCCCATCAGTTTCTTATATTCATTTTGATAGCGGGTGAGCAATTTTGGCGGTACTTTGTGCATTTTAACCGGTAGATTGCCACCAGATTTACGCGCTGCTTGCAAGGTGCGAATACGATAATCCATCGCCAGCCCATCAAGAGCCTGTTCGGTGACACCTAATTCTTGCGCTAATATTTGCCGTGCCGGATTATGACGCTCTCTCATCTCAAAATTGGACTTGCCGGAAAGTTTTTGAGATATATAATGATCGTGCGCATAATCATAAAGACGGGCGTGAAACTCATCCGGCAAGTCTACCCGTCTATCAAAGGCTTCCCGTGTAAGCTTTGTTTTCGGGTCAGGATCTCTTTTTATCGGCGGGTTAAGTTTTTCCTCTTCCTTCTCAATGGTGGCTCTATCACGTCCATCCACATAAAGTCGGTCGCGTGGCACAACAAGCTCTGTGCCATCATTGCGCCTAATCAGCGCACCACCCTCTGTCCACTGTACTACCCGTGCCGTGAACCGTGGCGTATCTGGCAAATCAACAATCACATTGCCACTTTGAGGGCGCACCGGCAAATCTGAAACGCGCGTTTGTTCTTTTTCATCTGGCAAGGGTGAGCGCGTCTGTTCTGCCTCATATCCCTCAATTTGTGGTTGCGTCCTTGCCGGTTCAGGCGCGGCCTCTTGACTCTCCTGTTGTTCCAATGGCCGCACAAACTGGCTTGGTACAGAAACAACCTCGCCCGTTGTCTCTTCCGCCACATCAACAAAGCCTGCCTGTTCCCCTGCAATTTTTCCCGTAAAAGGTTCAATATCCGGTGCATCAACTCGAACTTGAATACCTTGCCCTAAAACGCTTTGGGACGGTGGCGGCATATCCTGCGAGGCAGCAACAGGCGTTGCCACCGGCAGCGTATTTTCAACATTACCGGAACGGTTCTGCGCCGCTTGTTCGGCATAATCCGCTGCACTACGCAATGGCCCTTTCGAACTAGCCGCACCCGCCGCGCCGCCCATGCCCGCGCCCATCGCCCCACCAATCGCCAAGCCACCAGCGGCGGCATTGGGCACGCCCTCCCAAGTCGAGCGACTTGGATCAATGCCTTGCATGGCGATATTTTGCGCCATCTGTTGGCCGCCCTCTTGAAACGTCTCCTCCGCTCCCTCGGCAATAAAGCCCCGTCCCGCCCCGCGCAATGCCCGCTTGCCTAGGTTGCCGCCTATCTTCTCGACAAAAATCTTCCCTAATGCTCTGTCCCCTAAACCACCAAAGATACCGCCAGCCAGCCCACCTAACAAGAATGCTTGCCGTTCAGCATCACTGCTTAAAATCTCTATCGCCTCATCAAAACTCTTGCCCTCACTTATCAAGGCTTTAACTGCGTCTGATTTTTCCAACGTCTCTCTTGGTAAGGCAGCAATTTCTTTACGCACCTCACTGGCGGACGCACCACCAACCAGTAACGCCTCTGTGGCAGACCCCGCTATCGTTGCTGCCTGTACCGCCGCTCTTCCCGCCGCCGCCTTGCTCAACCCTTGCGCCAATGCCCTTGCGTAAGTCACTTTTCCAGCCCAGCCCGCCGGTAATATTGAAGCAGCGGTTGAGGGCAAAGACTCCATTATTCCTGCATACCATGACCGCCAGTCGCTTACCGCATTACCCACATGGAAATCACCGGTCTCCTCGTCAACATCTATCCAGTTTTTTTGCCGCGCCTCTTGCATAGCATCAGAATAGCGCGCATCGCGCCATTCCTCATTATCGCGCATAATCTCATCATGTGTCTTACCGTTGAAAAATCTATTCCACCAATCGCTAAGTGCCTTATGGCCGGGGATCATGTTAGCTGCGCCCTCAATAGAGGCATCTAAAGCATCGACGCCGCTGCTAAGCAAATCCCATGTATCGCCTATAATGCCTTTATTCTGGTTTTCATCCTTCCATTGTTTTTGCCAATTATCTAGATTGTTGGTATCAATAAGCTGATAACGCCCGGGTTCTTTTGCTTCTAGCTCTTCCCATTGCTTTTGCGTCGTCTCATTTTGACGCTCAATATCAAGCTGTCCGCCAGCCCCATAAATATGTTCATAACGCCCTGTCGGATCGATGAATACATCTGTAGGGGCTTCACCCTCACCGTCCCACTGACGCATATAACGCGGCATATTGCTTGGCTCGCCGCCATTGCCAATAGACCCAGTTACCATCCCGTCAATTGCCTGTTCACCGTCCGATGCTTGACGTGCAGGCATATAGCTAGCCTGAATAACGCCGCCGCCGTTACCACCTTGCCACGAGGCCAAAGCCTGATTGGAAAAGTTCAGTCGCCCTGAATAATTATGCGCGTATCTTGCTCCCTTATTTGAGCCAAACGGGCGCTCAAAGCTAATCATCCCGTCATTGGCTTCTTGCGCGTTACGTGCCGCCCTGATGCGCCCGCCAGCAGCACGTTCATTATTTTCTAGCTCATAGTGAACATAACCCAGCTGTGTTTCAAAATCACGCCAATCCTTGCTTTGGGAGGCGGCAAATCTTTGCAAGCCAGTAAATCTATCACCGCGCCATTGGGCAATACCAAAGGCCGTACCCTTATCGCCTGGTCGAACATTGGGATCAAGCCCGCTTTCTGCCAGCAGATTACCAACAATGCCCGCCGCTTGATGCGGTTGCCAACCTTTGGCGACAAAAAAATCCATTGCTTGACGGGTGCGGGGTGAATTGGCCATGACGTGAAACCTCTCAACATTTGAGAAAAAACGGTTAAGCACGTCATGCGCTCGAAATTATGCCCTTTTATAAACCGCCCCGCCAGATAAGTCAAAATCTATCAAAAAACTTCCTATACATTCCCGCTTTGAGTCCTATTTATTACCTCATGGATTTGTAATTGAGGAGAATTTAATGAAAACCACCATTGCATTTGTTGCCTTGTTGATATTTCTGGCTGGCTGTGTATCCACCAATGAAGTTGCTCTTGCGCCTAATGTGTTGCGAATTGATGCTGATGCAAGTGGATATGCTTTTGTTGGTAAATCCAATGCAGCGATGATGAAACGCGCAGCAAGTTCTACGATTGAGCGTGGTTACACGCACTTCATTACTGGAGATTATCAAAGACAAACAGGTAGCCAGATTGTCGGTATGAGTTCAAACACATTTGGTACAGGAAACGTTACCGGATACGGATATGGTAACAGCTACAGCAGCTACAGCAGTTTCAATGCTAATACAAATACTAATGTCTGGCGTGCACCAACGGAGTCGACATCAATAATGATTATGATGTTTAAAGCCGGTGATGACATTCCGCCTCATGCTTGGGATGCTCGGGAAGTCTTGGCAAAAGAGGGCAAAATGTAATGGCAAGGAAAGGGAGAGCCTACTATAGAAACTTGATCATCACGCCAATAGCACCAACGGCGACAATCATCATAGAGCCAAGCTTGATTGTCATGCGCCTATTTTTGGGTAAGTTATTCGCACAATCTAGCAAAAACAGCGCAAATGGCTAGAGGGCATTATTCTTTGTCTTTTTCTTCCTTACAATTTTTTGTTCAAGGGCTTTGGCTTCTTTATCAAAGTCTGATTCAAACAGCCTGTCTTGAATAATGCGATATTTTTCAAATTGACTGGCTGCGTGCTCTTTTGCAATTTTCATGGATACAGCACCAGCATCAGCTAATATCTCACGTTCATCAAACTCAAGAAATCTATCCAGTCTCTTTGCCCAATCTTCCATTGTCATTGGGATTTTTCTCTTGGCACGTTCTTCAGCCAAATCAAGATAGGCATTGACAATCCGCCCCAGAGACGAAAGTTCTTCCGCTGTCAAATAATTTTTGGCAACGCTGACATCTGTTTTGATAATCTTGCCATCAGGACTATTTTTCCAATTGGTCAATCCCATATGAGGTTTGGTACTATCGGCGCGATCCTTGATCAATTCTGATGCGGTGTGACCATGAATAGCAAAATGCAGCTTGTTTTGAACCTTGGCAAAAAAATCACGTGTTGTTGGCGCATCTTTGTTATAATCAATACTGGTCGCGTAAATATCAGTAATTTTTTGGTAAAAACGCCGTTCACTCAAACGGATTTCACGGATTTCGGCAAGCAATTGTTCAAAATAATCTTCGCCAAGGACGTTGCCATTTTCAAGTCGTTGCCTGTCCATGACATAGCCCTTGATAGCAAATTCACGTAATATACCGGTTGCCCATTGGCGAAATTGCGTCGCCCGCTTAGAATTAACACGATAGCCAACGGATATAATGGCATCCAGATTGTAAAAATTAGTCATGTAATTTTTGCCATCGGCGGCAGTTATTAGGAATTTCCGAATAACTAAATCCGTCCCTAACTCCCCCGAATCGAAAATGTTTTTCAAATGCTCATTGATGGTTGGAAGTGATACACCAAACAATTGCGCCATTTGCTTTTGAGATAACCATATGGTTTCATCCTCATAGCGCACTTCAATACCGCTTTCCCCTGCATCTTTAGCAAAAATGAGAAAATCAACAGTACTGTTGCGCATTATCAATTGTTGAGATTTTTTCATGTGCTTGGCCTTTTGAGATTTTCTCTCGAGTCTTACTCACCAAAAGTTACCATAGGGTTGTTCAAGCTAAGAACCGGCATTCATGGCGCAGCATAGCCAGAAGCATCATATCCTCGTGCTTTTCGCCTGCCTGACGTAATAATCCTTCTTGAATAAAGCCAAGTCCTCGGCATAATTTGAGAGATTGCCAATTTTCAATTGAAATCAGCGAATAAACCCTGTGCAACCCGCATTGCAAAAATGGATAAGCAAAAACCCGCACCAGATACTCACGGCTCAACCACCGCTTTCCTCCATCAGAGGCAACGCTCATTTGGCATTGGCCTTTTTTAAATTCATCATAAACAACACATGCAATAATTTTACCCTCACGTGCCACGCCAATAGCTTTTGCCACGTCGCGCTCAAAGCCCGCCCCCTTAATCCTTGCCTCAACCCACGGCAGCAGCTTATCTTCGCACCCATAAAGATAGTCAACCATTGAGATTGCCTTGGCTAATTGCGGCCAGTTCAATCAGAATATCATGGATGGCTTTCACGTCTTGACGCAGATTGTTGTAGTCAACCTTGCTTGGTGCTCCGTCAATAGGTTTTGATTTTAGCTGTCTTGCCAATCGTAACAAGGGTTCAAGCTCACCCCTGCGCACGGCCGCCTTTTTCGCCGTGCCTCGCCCTCTTGTACCATCAAGAATTTCTAGCTTTTCTTTCAAGTGATTGTCATTGGCAAAATCCATCATTATTCAAATCCCCTTAACCTTTGACTGTTTTGAGAATATCCATTGTCTTTGCAATCGTCACCTGCTCAATGGGTACTGTGCCGGAGATTTCCACTTCCCATTTCTTGGCAGTAAAGCCCGATGGCAGCCGCAAGATTTTATTGGTAATTGCCCCTTGCCAATAGCGTACATCATCGGCAATCAGCGAGATATGAAACGGCTCATAAGTTTGTGGTAGGGGTAAAAGAATATCACCACCTAATGGCGTTGCATTGATTTCAGCTTCATTAATATCACCCAAAACAGAACCATCCGCCAGCAAAGCTTCATTTGCCGCAACGGCGGCATCAATCTTAGCTTGCAACTTGTCTTTTTCATTGCCCTCAACCTTTGTATTACTTTCCACCTGCACGACACCAAAATTTTCTGGTTTAGAAAAATAGAAAGGTTTTGATTTCCAATACATTTGATGACGTTCCCCATCCGGGCTATCAAAACGCAAAATATCTTTGCTTCCCTGACGGACGATATAAAGCCCGCTTGAGGGGACATCATAAAATGCCGCTACAGCCTGTTCATCGGAGCGCAACAGAAACGGGGCATCAAGGGGCGAGATTATCAACATGCCGCCCTCTCGCTGGCCATAGGTCAACTTCTCATAAAAGGCGACATAGCGGCCTTGATGCTGGCAGCCTATCATCATTTGCGGGTTGAGGGCGAGCCAGTCATCACGGTTGAACATATTGGCTGATATGAGTTGCACTTGACCATTGGCATCAACCGCCACCAGTCCTTCATTGGAGGGATAGACAATTGAGAAGCCTAAATCGGCAACGCCTTGTGCGTTGATGCAGGGGTAGTTCGCTTCCAGTTTTACCATCTGCATCGCTTCCGGCATTGCCCCTTGACATAGATAAGGCTGGCCTTTTGTCAACACAATTAGGGAATAGCCGATAGAGCCAAGCGCAACAATTTCCGCGTCCGTTGTCAAAACATAATGTTCCGGCCAAGCATGCGGGCGGAACGGCTCGCAAAAATAAAGCTCCTTGCCCTTAAAAGCGGCCATCATCCCATTTGGCATAGAGGTTAAGCCAGCCAAATCATCAGGCGGCGCATGCCAATTGATAGAGGGGATAAATTCATTGAACTTATCAACCTCTATGTCATCAATAAACCCGCTTGAGGAAGCGTCTCTTTCCGCAATGAAATAAAGTCCTGTACCAGACGAGCTTGTTTGGGTGCGATAAATGCGCTGTTTGGTTATTGCCCGCCCTGTTGGAGCGTTGACAAAACCGGTGAGTGTGATTATCTGTCCCGCCCGCCAGTCAATGCTATCACCAAGCGGGCATGGCTCGGACTCTTCACCAAAATCACTTACAAACGTATAAACATAATGGCGGGTAACGACATCACGTTTATCTTCTTCACCACTTGGCGGCGGATTATTATCTTGATGCAGTGATTTCACCAGCGGATTTTGCGGGCGCGGCACGGCCAGCGGATAGATATTATCCCCCACCCGCATTTTCGGGTTTCCATCACCGGTATAATAGAGCCTGTCTTGCGCGACTGCCCCCTCACAGATATTGATCACCTTATCCCATGCCAGCCACTTCTCACCATGCTTATAGATGGTTTTTGCCCCAGTAATGGAGACGGAAGCATATTGCACTGCTTTGCGGATTGGCATGAGCCCACCATCATCAAGCCGGACATTAAACGCCGCTTGCGCTGCATTTTCCTGTAATAGGCGCGGGATAATGCGCGGGCTTTCCCCACCAAATCCGGTTAAGCGGATAATCGACATCGGTGCACCTCAATCCGTCTCTGTTGCAATAGCTCGCCAGCCAATATCGGGAATGTAGATTTGGATTTGTCTTGCATAGATATTGTAAATCCAGCGATCAGCACGTTGTAGCCCAAAGGCTACCCAACCAGCGGCCGGCAGGTAATTTACCCCGTTATACATTCCATGGTTGTAAAAACCGGCAAGACGTACAGCCGTGACGCATTTGGCGTTAATTTTTTGGTCAGCAATCGCCGCTCCCCTTGCCTCAATACGTTTGGAAATGGCTTCAAAGGCATGATCATCTTCCCATTCCTGCCATTTTGTGCCTTTGATATTACCATCTGTTGCAAATTCTGCCGTACCAACTTTGATTGTGTTGTCAGTGGTGATATTTGTTACGCCAAGCGTTGCAATCGTTGCTTGTGGCGTTGCAAGATTATCTGCTGTAACCGTACCTATAATCTCAACATCACTATTGACCTGTAGCTTATCGTCAATGGTCAATGTGCCTGTTATCGTTCCGCCTACTTTTGGCAGGTAAGTATTATCGCCTTTTGTTTCTACCTGATTAATCATTCCATTAAGCGTATTAAAATCATCAAGGTGTTTTTGTTGCAGCTCTTCAATCACCGCTTTTGTTAAACGCAAGTCTACCCTTGTGCCCACATTCCATGCATGCGGCTGTGTCTCCTCTTGCCCCCGCTTGACCGTCAACACGCCGCCGGTTCTTTTTGTCACATGGACAATCTCACGCTTTAAAGCATCATAAAGCGTTAACGGAAACCAATCACCGGTAAGCAAATGAGGGAAAAGTCCGGCATCCGCGCTTTGAATAGTCAAGCTGGTTGCCGTTTCATTAATATTAACGGCCAGTGTAGAAGTTGCGTTATTGGAAAGTTTTACAGCCATAGCTTGTCTCTCAATCTTGGATTTGTGCTGCTTGCAGCCATAAAGCGTCTACTTCGATCTCACTCAAGCCCAGTATGGGTGAAAATTGTACAATTAGCGGGTGGTCACGTCTAAAAGAGGTTGCATATTCCCACTCAATTTCTGCCTCTTCACGTTGTTGTTCGGGCAATGAAGCAACGATAATTACCAAATCTTGCAATTTACCAAGACGGCTTAGTGCTAAGCGCAACTGGCGTGGTGATAAGGGTGGCATGGTGACGGGCGCGGCAACAATTTGATTGCCGTCCCATATTGCACCATAGACATTGCCTTGCTCACCAAAAGTAAAACCAAAATCCTCATCAATACCGATAATTTCATGATCAGGAATTTGAATTTTTTCTGCATCACTTGACATTGAGACAATTTTCCCCTCACTATTCACTGCAATATAGAATGGGTGTGGTTGGGATCGTAACGCTTCTACCAGATCAACGCCTTTATCATCGCGCATAAAGACAATCTCATAGCTTACGTCTTGTGTCATCAGCATTTCTTGTGAGGCTGAAAATTTTCCAAAATTAAACATCGACTTTCTCAACTCTATTGTTCTTATTGGTAAGTTTGATAGTCATGAGACAGAATTGTAATGATAAGCTCCATAGAATTCTTCCAATGAAATACCTTCTTTTGACCAATTATAATTTGGCAAATTAAAGTAACCTTCTACAGTAAATGAGCTTCCCCATCGATAAGGCATAAATGAGAAAGGTGCATTGGCTGCTTGTCTCAATTCCACATTAATCATGCTTACCGACATTATTCCGGATTCTGGTAGCATTATAGATCCTCCTCCGGCACAAAGGCGGAAATATTGCCGGTTGTTTTAATTTCACCGGTTACTTTCAGCGTGCCGGTAAATTCTGGATTGTTTTTGAATGCTTCTAGGGCAGCGGCAATTTTTTGGTCAGCAATCGCGGCCGCGCGGGCTTCAATCCGTGCTGAAATGGCGTCTTTGGCAAAGCCGGACGAATGCCAATCTTGCCAGATAGTTCCATTGATATTGCCATTTGTCAAATATGCAGAAGGGTAATTGCCATGCACCCCAACTATAATGGATTGTTTTGAAGTAAAACCGCCGTTAACTGTTACCCCCCCTGTTACTATACCGCCAGTTTTAGCCAGATATTTGGTATCGGCCTCCTCCTGATCTATTTTGGATAAAGAAATCTCAAAGGCTTGGTCTGCCAGACCTTCTATATACTGAATCACCCACGCCGTAAGTCGTAAGGAAGCGGAAGTACCGACAGGGAAACTTCTGGCTGCTGTTCCTTCTTGTCCGCGAAAAACAGTAAGTGCATTGCCTGTCCTGTTATTCACACGAATAATTTCCATATTACCCTGATTGTCCTCTAATGTTAGCGGAAACCAATCACCAGCCGATAGGAAAGGGAAAACATCACCATTTTCAACGGCAATAACTGTATTATTAGCGGTAATGGCGGTACTTAATTTTGTTTCGGCATTATTGGCAAGTCTAATAGCCATTAGCAACACTCCCTTATCTTGACCTTGAAGCAACCTTGTTTCTTGCGCCCCTTTTGCGTTTCCACCTCAAAAGAAACTGTGGTTTCTTCACCTATAACACCGCCTTTCAGCCAGAATTTAAGTGACTTGTCGGCCAAATCAATATGGTCAATGACAAGCGTTGCCCCCGCTGATAAAGAGGCATTGACGTTATCCAGATGATCCTCTTCTTTCAGCCATTTATAGAACAACACGTCATAGTCGAGTGTTTCTTGAGGGGATTTTATCATGGTGGCAAGGCGCATTATTTCCTCTCCCTATCTAGGGTTGAGGAACGCACCTCGGCCTCAACAATCATTACGCGGGCAGGTGGGGCTTTGGTGATATGCGCAAACTGCATCTTATCGGCAAGTTCTAGATCAATTGCCATATCAGCTTGGATTACGCCTCTTTGGTGAGCTTCCCCAGCCATATCAAGCGACATTGAAAATATTTCTGGTTCAGCAACTTTTAACCTTGAGGCAGCAAAGCCACCCTCAAAGTCAAAGTCCAAATAAGCCAATGCGGCATGGCGTCCAGATGCACCGTCAATGTTAAAACCAACATCTAAATCGCTAACAACAGGGCGTCGCGTTCCAGAAGAAGTATAAATCTGCAAATTCATTTGAAGGACAGCATGAATAGCAACAATACTGTGTCCGGCCGTATTGAGGGCTGCCTTATTCAAAATTCTACTGTTAACGCTACCACCCATTAGATTGCTCCAATTGTGAGCCCGTCGACATGGATAACGATTTCATCAGATGGGAAAAGTGTTTTTTCTGATGAGAGTGCACCATAAAAGAGTAGATTACCGCCGTTTTCTTGTGTCCATAGAGCAATACCCTTGATCGTTATTGTTCCTGTCCCATTATAGGGAGGCCATAAGAGTTGTTTGGCATTTTTGGTTGTTTTTGACAAGACTGGTTTAAATGCCTCTTGCACGCCAGCACTGCCTGCATTGGCATCAATGCGCGTATAAGCTGGCCATTGGGAGGGCAAGACTTCTGTTCCACTTGTTGCCGCATCGCCTGTATGCAATGATACCCAGATTTTACCCGGCATTGGCATTGAGATCCCACGCAAGAGGTGATCTAAAATCTGCTTTCCTAGATAGATTGAAGCTGGCATTGTTTTTTCCTCAATAGAAATGTGCTTTTGTGCGCAGGGTGGCGCCCAATTGTGTTTTCAGGGCGGCAATTGCCAAGCCGTCCAGTTCTGCGTGGAATGCTTGCAATAAGGCCGCGCCCAGATCGGGATTGGCCGTGTCGCCTTGTGGTGAGGTCAAAAGATACCCCGCCGTGCCTCTTGCTAAAATTGAGCGGTAATTCATCACCAAAACGCGCGGTAATGTCATAGCGTGAAGGGTGGGTTGCAATATCAGCCGCAATTTCAACTTGCCGCTTGCCTGTGGTATAACAAAGATCGTATCCGGCTCTTTTTGCGTCACATAACGCGGCTGGCCTTGCGCCTGTTCCCAATCGGCAAAATGACTATCCAGCCAAGGCACAGTTTTTGGCTCAAGCTTGCGTCCGTCAAAATCTGCCCGCTCAATCGAGACAATAGCCGCGTCGTGTATTGCTGTGACACAACCGCAATCAGGCTTGATTTCCATTTCTTCACTTTCTCGCCAAATGGCCAATCTTTGGCACAAGGTTCTTGCCGTCTCTCGAAGGAAACGAAACACCAGCGGTTCGGGTGCATGCGGGGCGTAAGTGGCAACATCGGGTAACATTTCATCCATAGGGAACATCGTCACGCATTCTCCCAAAAAGTGGAGGCCGGTTTTTGGATAAGAGAATGCGAAACAAACATCACGCACCCGCCAGTCTTTTAGCGTTGGGGCTGTGCGCGCCTTCAACCTCAATTTTCAAGCCGATTGCCGCTTGGAAGAGTTGCCAATGTGCTGATGCTCTTCCCATATCGCCACCAACATCATCTTTGAGTAATGCGCGGGCTATGGTGTAATCCACCAATGGCACGGAATAAGGTTCAGGTAGACCAATATTGCCGCCCCATGAATTTATTTTCTCAACATCACCTGTTGGCACGACGCTAGGCGGGCAATAGCCGACTATGGCTTCTACCTGTCCTGTGCCATCATTGCCTGGGTAGACGTAGAAGTCGTATGGATTGCTTTCATCATAAATATAGCTGCGTACTTCGCGGGTAAAAGGCAAATGGTTACGTTCGTGCCAATTTGGCATTTGCGCATCCAGTACCTTTTCGTCAATGATGGTAATAATACGTCCGCCAAGTTCCGGCCTTGCGCTATCGGTAATATTGCGGGTAATTTTGATCAGGCTTAACCACTCATCACCTGCGCTATCTTTTACCTTTGGCAAATTCTGCAATGTACCCATAATCAAGGGCATAACCACTTTTTTAGAAGCCGCCGATGGCTTGGCAAGGCACACCGCCCGCACCCCCTCATTGATCCATTCAGCCAATTCTGGCAAAGGCCAGCGAACATTATCTTCATCATGGATAATAATCGCGACACGGCGCATAATGTCGGCGGCAGCAATCATGTCTCATTCCTCCGCCTCTTGATTGTCATTGACAACAGGTTTGATTTGCCTCTTTCTCTGTCTCTCTTGCCTCATAGGTGCAGCCGCTTCTTGCTCAAGGGGCTTAATTTCCCTGTAATGCTCAACAGACAAAAAACAAGCCGCATGAGTGAGATTATGGACATGCGCGACATGCGCTCCATACTTTTCACAGAAGTTGAAGCTGTATGTCGCGCCGCCTACTGTCTGTTGCGTAAAGCCTAATTTGCAAGCAATGACCGGCATGTTGCCTACTCCTCACGATGCAGCATAGGTAAGGATTAGGGTAATCGTTCCTGCCGTGGCCGTGCCACTATTCATCTGGATACCGATGGAGCGGTCATGATCGGCACTGCCAACACGAAAAGCCGTTGCTACACTCAATCTCTTGACTCCACTAATCGCACCATTGCCAATAAATTCTACCCCACATGTACGGGAAGGATCTTTTGAACCAACGTCACCATCCATCAAGCCTACTTGGCCGGTAAAACCAACATTATCGCTTGCCACCACCAGATCAACCACACGGGTAAGTGCGGGCAAAACCCCCACTTCTAGAATATCTCCTGCCGTCAATGTTGCCGGTGAGGAGATATTGACTGTTTGCACTACAATATGACCAGCGAAAGCTGGATAAGTAACGGTCTGTTTGCCTTTTGCGACATCACTTTGAACAATTGCCATTTTTAAAACTCCTGAAGAATAAGATGAGAATGGGGTGGCTTCACGTGCCGTCCCTATTTTAAATTTTACGCAGACGGTGCTGCGGCTGTATCAATCGCCAACACGCCGAAATCTTGATTATTAAAGCGCGTCTTTTTGACACCAATCGTCATGCCGGAGGAGACAACCGGCTCATTGCCGTAGTCGTGCATTTCTTCAGCCCAGGCAAATCGCATGCCGCCCGATGAACCATAGGCAATCGCGCCTGCCTGTCGTCCTAAGAACAGGGCGCGTGCTGCCAGTACGTTACCGCTTGAACCATAATTATCAAAGCGGATCACGCTTTCATGTTCATGCAGCACAACATTGTTGATCATGCCTGCCCCGCCTTTAAAGATCGGGTTATTCTTTCCTTCTGCAGCGGCGGCGGCTCTTTGAATATCCATCCAGCCAGAGGCGTTATCGGTTCGCAGATCGTGCATTTGATAAGGCGACATCACCAGAACATAATGGCTCTCACCATTAATATTTGTTGGTGCCATATTGGACTGATCAGGATTGAGGGCTTGCATCATGCGGGCTTTGACAGTTGCTGCCTCAATCAGATTGCGCGAAATTTTATCAGCAACAGTCACCTGATTAGGGGCAGAATGGCCGCCAGCGAACATCTGATGATCAGGATCAGGGGCTTGCACCGGATTACCTGCATGACCTGCATAGGCCAAATCCTCAACAAAATCTTGATTGATACCACGTGCGCCTGAAAGATAGATAAAAGTGAGTTCATCAACCCAGCGTGCCAAATGCTCTGAAAGTCTTGCTTTTGCCACATCACGCAGATTATGCACGGTGCGCTTGCGTGTCATACGCCCACCGGCAGATACACCGTGGCGAATTTGGTCGATATAGATCTCATCTTGATAAAAGCGCAGATTTTCTTCATTGCCCTCTAACCGATTGTCGCCAACCGTTGGCTTGTTGCGCAAATTGACGGAGAGATCAAAGGCGACCTTGTCACCAGCGGCATTATCCAGATCAGTTAATTGCTGGATAACCGCATTATCATTTTTGCCAATGAATTTTTTGGAAAAATAACTTTTTTTGTTGACCTCAACAGCCAAAAGGGAAGCCCATCGTTTAACGGCCAAGGGAGAGCCAAAAGGAAGTACTGTTTGTGCCATGACGTATAATCCTTCTCAAAGGTTTTATTTTGTTGAGAAAGGCAAGCACGTCATGCGCTCCACCAATTGATAATCTTTACTTAAAACATTTTCAAAATATTCGCAAGCCCTTAATTTCTGCGATTACACAACGCGCATCTCAAGCGACCGCCCCATGGCGTTCAAGAAAATAGCCCTATTTAAGTTTCATTGTCATGTTTTTTTGCGCACGGGGAAAAATAGTGTTAATATATCAAGGTTAGGAAGATAGCCATGTTCCGTTTTTTTGATTAATTGTTCAGAGATAAGATAATTTATATCTCTCGTAAAAGTCACATTAGATTTTCCTGCATATAATTTTGTCACAAAAATACCCATGCCATATTTATATGGTACGTTACTCTCTGATATATATAATAAAAGATCTTTTCTTCTTAAATCTTTGGGGGTTGTTAAAGTTTTGAACTTCTCATGTACATAATTAATCCACACAATTTTCAATTGTTGTGCTCTTATGTGTTTTATCTGTCCTCTTATTTGGTCAACAAAACCTTGCACGGCATAATTGATAAAAGGAATTATGTCGCCTCCTGACCTGCTTGCCGCATCCAATTGGCGATAGTACTCGCGTCTTGTCTCATTGTAATGATTGCTTAAAAGGTGAGCAGCAGAAGACGGCACACCCGCTTGTAAGAGTATTTTTACCTCAATAAGCCTTGCGGTTCTGCCGTTCCCGTCACCAAAGGGATGTATCCACGCTAAATAAATATGGGCAAAAACTGCCTTGACAAGACCATAAACAATTTCTTGTCCCTTAACTGTCGGGAAACCATTAAGTATTTCAACAAATTGTTGCATCAAATAATCGAGATCAACCGCAGGGGCTCCCCTATAGCGACCGACTGTTACACCATGCTTGCGAAAATCACCAGAGATTACATCCTCATCCAGTGCCAAATTTTGCAAAACTTTATTGTTAAATTCTTTGATCTCATCAATTGTGATATTACCGTCATCTTCATAGGTTGACTTTAAAATAGCATTAGCGGCTTCTATGATATTATCAATTTCCTGCCCTAGATATTCCTTTGATGGTGGAAGTTCTAAATTCCCCTCAAGTCTGGCCAGAACCTCGCTTTCAGATAGAGTGTTGCCTTCAATGGCTGTCGTTGCCAGTGCCCCTTTCGCCAGATAAATCTGATAAAGCTCTGCGGCCTGTTCTGGCGATAATGCAGAACCTGCAAGATGTTCACACTTGGATTGTGCCTCTCCAAGCGCAACCCATGTGCTCGCAGAGATCCTAGATAGATCAAGAGAAAATGTTATCCATTTATGCGTCTTTTTATATTCCATTTTTGTTGAGTCTATCTATTTGATATAATTCAAAATATTTAATTATTATCTTCAATTTTGTTTCCATCTTGGCGCGATTCTAACACATGTTTTGTTAATAGGGAATAAATAATGTGTCAATGTCAACAAGCAAGCGCACGAGGTGGTTCAATATCCCCCGTCAAGCCGCCGGTAAAAATGGGCGGAACAATACCTGTCGCGATAATGCGGATTGGGCGGATAGGGCTGGCAACCACCAGCCGCACCCGTTGTCCGGATTTATCCAGTACCTTCACATAGGCGACATCACCAATGGCAATTGCCTCACCGGTTTTAACTGTTAGAGAGAGCATATATCTCACCCAAATTTTAAATAGGCTTCCAGTTGATCATCGGGCAGTCTTGCCAGTTCTTCTTCATATTTTTCGACATTTTCATCAGCAAGCTTGTCTAGATAACGAAATAATCCACCATCCGCTGTTGCGGTCATATCGCTTGCTGGCAATGCACCTAAATTAGGCGGCATATCACGTTGCGGTGCTGGTTCGGCTTTTGCGGGGGCTACAGCTTGTTCTTGGCGTACTGCATTAAAGTTGAATACTGAAGCCAATTTGCTATGCGCTTGAACCAGAATATCGGGAGAAAAAGGTTTGTCTGGATTTTCACCCTGCAATCGGCGCACTTGCGAATTGAGACTGTCAAACAGAACCTCATTTTCGCGATATTGTGGATGAGCGTCTAGAAAAGCCGGAACGGTTACCTCAAACCATGTTTTTTCATGAACCTCTTGGGAAAGAGACGACTTGAAGATTTGTTCACGTAGTTCAATCTTCTCATTCATCAATTGCAGCATTTGTTTTTGATATTCTGCACCCGTTAGGCCGCCCTCCTCAAATGCCGTGCCGATTTTGCTTAAATCTTCATCAATTTGAGCAAGTCTTGCTGTTGCATCTTGAGGCGCGTCAAAGGTTGGAAATACAGGGGCTGGCGGCGTTATTTTTTGAGGTTCATCTTCGTTTACCTCTTGGGTGTATGACTCTTCTCGTCTGTTTTCATCATCAACATTATCAGCAATCGCAGCCTCTAGTGATGCATTATCGGCCTCTGTCTGCGCCCGTACTGGCAGCTCAACTTCTTCAAGTTCGTGAGCCTCTTGTTCGCTCTCTAGTGCTTCACGCTCTTGTGGGGTGAGCATTTCCAGTTCTTCATCATCAAAATCAGTCATTATTCCTGTCCTTATGCTTGTGGGGGTTGAGGGTGTTGCTCTTGCTGTTCATTTTCCTGTTGAGATTGCATTTCGACCGCCTCTTGGCTATCCTGTTGCTCGGCCATTTGCTGTTGTTGCATCGCCGCTTGTTGTTCAGCTTGTGCCTGTTCGGCTTGCATTTGTGCCGCTTGTTGTTCCATCTCGCTTCGTGAGACAAAGCCACTCTCGTGCATAATGGCATCGGCCATATCCACCGTTTGCGGCAGGGCAATTGCCATTCCTGCCGTCTCGATAGCTTCCCTTTGTGTACCGACATTAATCTTTGCCATATCAGCGCGGGCTTTTGCCGCCAGTGCCGCTGCCCTATCAGCTTCCGCCTGTTTCTTTGTTGCTTCGGCTTCTAACATTGCCATTTGCAAAGCTTGCGCCTGTGCCGCCGCTTGCGCTTGCGCTGCCCGCGCCTGCACTTGTTCGATCTCTTCAGGCGTTGGGTTTTCCGGATCACTATCAGGGTCACGCTGACCGGTAACAGAGCGTATCCGCTTGACAATCTCTTCTCTATTGGGCAAGTCCATATTATCCACCACCAGATCAAGCAACATGATTGCCACTTCCGGCGGCAATTTGCTTGTCAATTCCAGCAATTGCCCTGCCGCTGCTTGACGTAACGTCACTTGCCAATCGGTTTCACTAATCAGAAAATCAGCCTTTGAGCGGGTAATGTCATTTTCCGGTAATTCGTTAATGTCAATATATTCTGGCTGGCCGCGTTGATTGGTAATACGAAACTGTTTGGGTTCGGACATAAATTGTTCAAGCAACGACAATTGCTTTTCACCGCGAATTTGTGAAAACAGTGCCAGATTATCGAACAACTTAGCCGTGGCCATTGAGCCTTGTTCTTGACGTGATTGTATCGCTACGCCTGAAGTGGCGTTTGTACGCCGCCCTAGCAATTCATCTGTTACGCCTGATGATTGCTGGATGAGAGAAATGTCCCTGCTCATCATTTCCAAATGCGCGGGTGCTAGATCACGATCGGCTCTAATTTCAATGCTTTTACCCGGCTGCGTCACAATCACCGCATCAGGGCGCGATATTTCATCGAGCAATTCGCCATCTTTGAGATCAACCGCCCCTTTTTCCATAATCACTTTGTTCGATGAAAGGATATGCAGGGCTTTACTGGCGCGTTTATTAACATCTTGCTGAATATCTTTCAGCCGCCTTATCATGCCGTAGGGCTGCCCGTCACGCCCACGCCGATATGCCCATACTGGCGTTAGAGGAAAACGATTATGCCGATAGGGCGATTTTGAGAACCATAACATGCCCGCTGGCGTAAATATGGCTACATGTGTCACCATGGTTGGCTTCATATTGAGTTCGGCCTCGCCCTCTTCCACTGTTGCCTTATGCCCTGCGCTCATTTCATCGAATAATTCGCCATGAAACGCGCCGCCTTTTAGCCTTTTGGCTTCAATGGGCAACCGAAACCATGCCTCAATAACCCTTACGCGCTTGCGCCATGTGCCTTGCCCGTCCATATCAGCCAAAAAACGATTATTGTTATCCTCCTCCGGCGTGTCCATCGGCTCATCGCCTAAAGAGGAAACCGCCGATAAGCTATCATGGTGACTATCCAATGAGCGACGTATCAATTCCTTACGTTTGGGAAACAATGCGCAAGCTACATCTTCATCAAGCCATTTGGTGCGGAATAAATAACGCGCATCCGACAAATCCAAGGCGACAGCCGTTGAATCCCACAAAATATTACGCCAGTTTTCATAGCGGGTATAGATTGGCTCGCCATCACTATCAAAATCAACCCCATCTTCTATCCAGCCAATGCCGACTTTTACGGCGTCTTCAAAGCTGCGACTAATGTCAAAATTGGTGCGGTTGACATCGGAAAGATATTTCATCAAATCTGTTTTGCGCTGTGCCGCTGTTGCATCTGCCTTTTTGCGCGGTAGAATTTTGAAATCTGTCCTTGCCCGTTTTTCCGTGCCTGTCACCCAATCAATAGAGGCAGATATAACATTATAGACCAAAGGTGGCTGTCCGCGCTCACGCAAAGTAGCCGCCTCTTCTTCCTCCCATTGAATATTATCGTAATAATCCTCATCCTCGGCCATTTCCAGCCGATTATCAGACTGGCGTGATAACTCATTTTTATAATAGCCCATCAGCTTCTTGTGCAGGTCAAGCATTTCGTGGGCGTCTAGCTGCGCCATTTTGGGCGGCTTCACCCCTGCCTTGTCCTCATTCGGGATTGGCGAATTATACCGCTCGACACGTACCGAACCATCTTTTGCGTTTAAGTCAAACATTGGTATCCCTCAATTCAAATTCGCGGGCTTGACCCGTATCACGGTTGATAATCACGCCCTCACCAATGACTTCACCGTCATCAACAAATGCACCACGCGGAAAGGGTGGCATTTTTATCAAATCTTCCAGCCTGTGATTGACGGCTATCATCAGTTTGACGAGATTGCGCTGTGTGGGTTCAATGCGCAGTCGCTCACAAAACTCAAAAGCGGCAAATGTTCTTTGCCCTGCATCGCCGGTCTTTTCATCCCATATCCACGCTCTCTCAAGTGGAATAATGCACGGCACGGTATAAGGATTTGTCTCTTCATCACGTCTGATTATCACCATACAGGGCTGTTTCTTCTCGTCTGATAACAGCCATGTGCCAATCAGCGTCAATGTGCCTTGATGCGACGCCCAAGCATAATAATTCAAATCCAAGGCTATTTTCTCATTCCCGCTCAAAGCTTCGCCCCTCCACGCCATGTTCCCTTGTCCCTGTTCGGGCTGCGCCCTCACCGCCTCTTGTTTTCTTTTATCCCTGTCGGGGCTAAAGCCCCTCCACGCCTCTTGTTGCCTCATATCACCAATCCCTTTCTTGTGCGGACGGTTCGGATAATCCGTCCCGCTGGTCTTGTGGAGGGTTGCTCGTAAGCAATGCACATGAGCCCGAAAGCATCCGCACCATGGCTTGCCCAGTCATGTTCAGGGCCAAGTCCAATATTGCGGTTGTCATCGCGCTTTTCATGATACCAGCCAAGCGCATCAACACCGGCACGGGTACGCTCTTCATCAAACCAGATGCTATCGAATAACCGCCTTGCTGCCTCAATGCGTAACCGTGCAGCTCCCGCCCCCTGATTGGCAATAACACTCACCTCAAAGCCAGCTTGGCGTAATGCACTCTCGAATGAAACATCAACCACCCTGTCATGGGTTGCTCCATCATGGGGTAGGACGCATAGAGCTTGTCCATAGCCATTTTCGCGCAGCCAATTGACGTGTGTTGCCAAAGGCTGGCCTTGCGCTTCATAATAATCAAGTACCCGTATTTCACGGGTGATAAATTGCGCTATCCAGATTGCCGTTGCGTCTGATTTTGCGCCCGTGCCACCAATATCCCAAAAAGCGCGGATTTGCATTAATGGGTCACGGGCAACCTTGCCAATGCGCCCTTCTTCGCGTGCTTGTGTCAAATGGGCGGTGAAATAGGCTCCTTCAACATAGGTAACAAAATCGCCTTCCCAGATATGGTCATAGCTATCTGGCCGTCTTGCCTTATCCGATAGACGTTCTTTACCCAGCACATCAGGAAACCACGGATTATCACGCCAGTTCATCTTCACAATTCGCGCATCTTCCGGCGGGTTGGCGCGGAAACGCATGTGCGTTGCTGAAGTTTCCCGTTCCGGATTCCACGTCACCCAGATTTCAGAATCCTTTTCGCGCACGGTGGGGATAATTTTCTGCCATGCCGTTTCTGCTACCGGCTCAGCCTCATCTACCCAAAACAAGTGAATTTTTGACTTTGATTTTATGCTGTCAATATTGGTGCGCAAACCCGAGAAGATAAATTCAATCCGTCCGGCCAGCCGCGTTGTTTTGATTTTTTGTTCGCTAATCTGATAGAATGGCTCAAGCCAAGGCAGCGACTTAATCGCCCCTTTAATTTCGGCAAAAGAGCTATCAGCCAGTGAGTTCATAAATTCCCGCGCACAAACGATAACGCCTGTCTTCCCCTCTGCTGCCAGCATATAACCGCGTATTGCCGCCATCATAGCAAAGGTGCGGGTTTTTCCCGACCCCCGCCCACCATATGCGCCGCGATAACGGGCATTGCCTTCAAATACCCATCCTAATTTTTCTGGAATTTGCACTTTACCCGTTTTCATTATCCCCCACAGGGATAGTTTCAATGGCAATGCGAGACACCATTTCAATCGCGCCGCCATTTTCACCGGTGACTTGCAAGGGCAAGATTTTTCCCAGCAATGACATGAACGGAGCAGGATTTTCCAGTGCCTGAATTTTGAGGTACTCAACCAATCCTTCACCTTGTTTGACACCTGTTGCTTTCTGCCCTGCCAATTCTGCGGCCATGAGAGTTGCCTCTTTAAGCAAGGCTGTTGTTTTGTTGACTGCCCCTTTAGGGCGTCCATTGCCATTATTGGGAGCATGGCGGCTTTTTCTATTCGCGCCTATTTTAGGATTGGCTTTTTCTTTTGTCATTTTGATAGATAAAATAGATTAAAATTTATTTTCAATAGATTTAATCAATCAAATGATTTTTGTCAATTTTTTTTGTGTTTTGAGCCGCTAAAGATTTTGTTAGAAGGCTAATAACAAAAAAACCAACAAAAAAACCCCCTCTAGGCTTAGAGTTTCTAAGGGGAAATTTTATTGTTTGAAGATTAGGGCGTTTTTCATATGGAAGAGGCCAATTGATAAATATCAAATCAAAAAAAATGAAAATGGCAAAATTTTCAAACAATAAAATATAACAATACTATTTATATATATATCAGTATGTTAAGGCTATTTTTACCCTGTTTTTTTGTTGGAAATCGTTTCAAACAATATTCTGTACCCCTTGATTCTCTAAGGCTATTTATTTTTTTTTGTTGGAAATCAAATCCAACAAAAAACGGCTTTCTCAATGTATTTTTGTTTTTTTGCATTTTTTTTACAAAAAAATCACTCTAGTAATTTTTCTTCTTTTTTGTTAAGTTACGCAGATATTTCATAAAGTAAGCGCAAGACGTGCTTCTTTTCCCCTTAACATGGCTCTGATGATAGGAGAACGCCCATGGGAAAGAAGAGTAGCAACAGCGCACCTGCTCCCGATCCGTTGATTGGACAAGCTGCATGGAAGCAGGCACAAACCGGCGAGGCGATGCTGGAATTTGCCAAAACGGCTTGGGCAGACAGCAATAAGCGACAAGACAGGATTGATGAGTTGACGGAGGAAGTTACCCGTCAACAGTTGGGCATTTCTCGCGATCAGGAAAAATGGGCGCGTGAAGATAGAGACCGTTATAAGAATGTCTTTCAGCCGATAGAAGATGAATTTATAGCCGAGGCTAAAGATTACGGCTCTCAAGAGAGACAAGCGCAAGCGGCGGCCGAGGCTAACGCTGATGTGCAGACGCAAGCGGCAGCGGCAAGAGAGGCAGGATTACGTCAATCGGCCTCGTTAGGGATTAATCCGGCTTCTGGTCGTTATGCCGGTATCAATCGCGGGGCAGATGTGGCAACTGGATTGGCGGCAGCGGGTGCACAGAATACCGCCCGTCAACAGCAGCGCGACAAGGGGTTGGCCTTGAAAGCTGATATTGCCAATATGGGTAAGGGCTTACCGGCACAATCAGCCGCGACTATGGGGTTGGGTTTGCAAGCGGGTGCGGGCGCAATTGGCATGAACCAGAACAATCAACAAATGCGCAATGCTTCCACTAACATTATGAATTCGGGCTTTTCTGGCGCGATGCAGGGCTGGGCAGGTGCAGGTAGCACAATGAACAGCCTTTACAATAGCCAACTTAGCGCATGGCAGGCGGAAAATCAGATGAAGGCGGCCAATGCTTCGGGGATTGGCTCGTTTTTAGGCAATGTAGTTGGCGGCGCGATCGCTTTTTCCGACAAAAATCTGAAAGAGAATAAACAGCCGATTAAAGAGGGCAAGGCACTCAAAGCGGTAAAAGATATGCCGGTTGAGACGTGGAAGTACAAACAAGGCGTTGAAGATAGCGGTGAACATATCGGCACTTATGCGCAAGATTTCCAAAAGGCCACCGGCACAGGTGACGGTAAAACGATTGCACTTCAAGATGCAATCGGTGTTACCATGAAAGCGGTGCAGGATCTGGATAGCAAGGTTGAGAAAGCTATTACCGGTTTGGGAGACAAAAACCGGACAGCCAAGAACAAGAAAGGGACGAACCAATGAGTTTAGGGATAGGATTAGGGGCGTTTGCCGGTGGCTTCAAACAGGGCTATGGCATGGGCAAGCAAATAAAATCAGACTTTGCTGAACGTAAGTTTCAAAAAGAAATGACAAGTTCTTATGAGAGCAGCCAAAAGAAATTTCAAGAGGGGCTGGCCGCTGGCACATACAATGAAGATCAGTTTATGGATGTCTGGAAGTCTGAATCCGCACCGAAGATAAGAGAATATTTTCTCAAGAATGGTAAGGTTAAGGAAGCGCAAGAGTGGGATGCTTGGGCAACCGGTGATAAGGGGGCAGCTTATGCCAAACTTTATGGCAATGCCCGTTTTCAATTTGGCGTGGGAGATTATGACGGCTTTGCCAACTCCCTAAACCAGATGGCGCAATCAGCGGGTCTGGATTATAACTTTTCTCACATTGGTGGTGATGATGGCAACCCTGCCCGTATTCGTTCTTCCTCCAAAGACGGTAGCCGAGTATTTGGTGATCATACGATGGATAAAGTGCCTAATCTTCTTGACCAATGGTTTAATCCTGTTTCCGGCTTTCAGTATCAAACACAACAGACCAACAACAATACTGCCAAAGCCCCCGGTATTGGTGGCGGCATGAGTTTGGGGGAAGGACAACAGGGCTGGGAGAATTTAAGCCAAAGCGAACGGCGAAAAATCTACAATGAGGAGAGAAAATTCCTCGCCGATAATGACCCTGATTTTCTTTCTCTTTCCGCAGAACAACAAGATGAAAAAATCCATCAAAATATCACCCGCTCTCTCAATGCCCCTGGGCTTTCTAGTACAAACAGCCAGAAACTGGTTATTGATACAAGAACAGGAAAACCGGTTCAATCTGCACCGGCGGCGGGGCAACAGCAGCCAATGCAGGGGCAACCAGCGGTGGGCGACGGTACATCATCCGTCCTCACCATGGGGGCAGTGCCGCGAGATCGCGATGGGCTAATTAGCTGGGCAACGCAAGCCAAAAAGGCAGGACTTGGTGATGCTGCGATTGCCTATGGTTGGAATGGTGCTGCCATTGCCGACAAGGGAGAATTGCCAGAAGAATTTAGCGTGGGTGCAAGTGGGCAATTAACACAAGAAGAAATGGAACGTGTAGAAGCCTCCCTAGGACTAACCGATAGAGGCAAAAAAATTAAACAACATTCGCGCGATAAGGTCGACAATCAAACAAGGTCAAAGAATATAGCTAAAAGTAAGCAGGCGATTATTCAAAAGTTGGAACAGTCTTTCAAAGAGGGAAGCAGCCGTGAAGGATTATACCAACTCATGGAAAAAGAAGGCATTAGCATTGATGAACTGCCGGAAAATATGCGCCGTATCATGCGCGATTACAAACCAGGTATCTGGAGCAGAACAAAACAGGTTTTTGGCTTCCCTGCTTATGAGGAAAAAGACAAAAAACTTATCAAAGAGCCTTTTGACGTCTTGATGAAACGCCATGCCGAAACTGAATATAAGGACAACAAGAGAAAAGAATGGCATGAAAAAGAAAAACGAATGATCAAATTAGTTCAGTCTGGGAAAATGGACGCGAGTACCGTTGAACTTTGGCTTGCAGATGCTGCCAGAGGTGAAGGAATAGAACCGTCACGAGAATTTATTAAACTTCTTGAGCATTTGAGAAACGGAGTAAGAGGTGGCGGCAATCCCGATACTATGCCCGGCCTTGGCACACAAAACATTCCTATTCCACGTGATAAGCCACGCACAACAATTCCCGATTGGTAGAATAAAAGGACATGCCTAAAATACATGATTTTGCTTTACGTGTTTTCACTATATCCCTATATTCTTAGAGGGGCGTCTATAAAGCAAAGAGGAAAATATGCAAGGAACAATTATTTCATTTGAAAATAACGTAGGTCTGATTTCTGGCTATGACGGAAAACAATATAAATTTGTGCGGCTGGACTGGAAGAAAGAAGATCAGCTTCCTAAAATCAATATGGAGGTTAATTTTGATATTGAAGGGGAAGAAGCAAAAAATATTTCTCTGCTGCGTGATCCCAGCGCTCGATCAAAAATAGCCTTGGCCGCTTGGTGCTTTTTCCTTGGTGGAACAGGGGTGCATCGTTTCTTGGTTGGAAAAATCGGAACAGGTCTATTGATGTTGTTCATGCCCATTATCGTCGGGTTTATTGTGGGCACTTTGGGGTCTCGCTTCCCATCATTGAGTCTAATGCTTCTCCCTGGGATAATCTGGATAGCTTTTGATTTTATCATGATTATAACGGGAAATTTTACCGACAAAAAAGGCAATAAAATAACATGACACTCTCCCTAACAGGTACAATTTCAGCATCTATGATTAATCTAGAATTGGGACGGATTGCTAACGCACCTTTCTCACTTGGTGGCGATCAAGAAATAACCCTTGCCGAAAAATCGGGGGGGGGTAATTTCTTTAAGCGATTTCTACGGTAAATCCAAGGTTATTAGAGAGCCACCAACAGGTGAGTATTACAATTTCAACAAATATGTGTGGATGCAGACCAATGAGAATATCTGGATCTACTGGAACAGCACTTACATAGTGTATAACCTACCCTACACTGGATTTTCATATATCAAGGATGGTTATCATTATCACCGTGGAACACTTATAGATGGGAGTTTTTATTACGGGATCTGGCGTGAGAATCTATGAACGAGTTACGCTTTTGTCTAGGGTAAAAACATGATAGACTATCTTAAAATGAAGTGCACTGATTCAGTTGAGGTTTTTTTATGGGCGTTGTCGCTTTTAATACATATGAATTTATCAAGAGCCTTACTGATGCAGGGATAGATGAAGAACCGGCGGCGGCTATTTCAGCAGGTATATTGCGTGCTCATGAAGTGGCTAACTTAGCCACAAAAAACGACGTTGATTCGGTTGTTCTTATCCTGCGTGGAGAAATGGCTGAACTACGTGGAGAAATGAAGGCGGACATACAAGAACTACGCGGAGAAATGGCTAAACTACGCGCTGAAATGAAGGCCGACATACAAGAACTACGTGGAGAAATGGCTGAATTGCGTTCCGAAACCAAGGCGGATTGGCGTGAACTTGAATTGCGCATGACAATCAAGCTTAGCTCTATGATGATTGTCGCCGTTGGTGTTATTGGGATGATGATCAAGTTTTTATGACATCAGCCTGTAATAAACACTGGGTTGTCCTTGTGCTTTGGCTCTCACCTCTTCGCGCGTCAAGCGTCCGGCCTCAATCATATTGATGAGCAAATATTTCAAATCAGGGGTGCGGATAGAGCTGCCTAAATGATGCATCAATTCGCGGTGCTTCATCCGCCCCTTATGCGCTTTCAAGGTACGGATAATTTTTTGCGCATTGGCTTGGTTTTCATTCTCGGCCATATAATCGGTCGCGCCCTCTTCCAGCACTTTACCTGATTGTTTTGCCATTCTGATGCCATATTCCAGATCATCAAGCTGAATATGATCATGCCCTCGGCCAATGGCGATAATGGTAGCAATGCGCAACGCCATTTCAGCAGCGCGGCCATAAAATACGTCCTTTTGTGGGTGTTCTTCCAACATGGTTGCTATTTCCTCTGCGAATTGGTGAAAAAGTTCCTGTGAACCATCAGGACACCAGTTTAACATCTTCATATGTTCTTCACGGTTGAGCTTAGCGTCCCACGCGCTGCGCCAAGTCATTTCAACCTCACCAGGGTTATTGTAAATGCGTTTCAATCCTTCAATAATCTCTTGCGGCACTTGATCACTGGTAATTTCCGGTTCACGTTGCCTTACACCCTTGCGCCCGTCTATCGCAAGAAAGCGGTTGAGTGTACCGCTCTCTAGTGCTGCCTCTTTCAACGCTGAATAGAATTGGTGCGGCGTTGATACGCCGTAAATTGAAAGGCACGGCCAGACAATATCTTTGCTTTTATCTTGCGCTCGCGCCGGTGTGCCGATCGTGTCAAATGAGGCTGACCATAGCATACGCAGGGTTTTGCCGATTTGCGTCTCTTGAGAGCTTGATTTTTTGGACGTCACCTTGCGCATAAAATCGCCAAATTCATCCATGGCGCAAACACTTAACGGACTTTCCATCAAATGGCCGTAAATAGCCGACATGGAGAAGAAATCGGGCGCACCGGATAAATTCCCCAGCCCCGCCCCATCGAACACCCTTTTAATGCTTTTAAGCGGATGATCCTTGCCCCGCCCTGTTGGAGCTAATCCCAAAGTATAAAGATGGGTGGCTGATTTGGTTGGGGAGGCGAATTGCCGCCCGCTCGCGGTGCCAACAATAGTTAAGGCCGCGCCAATAGCAAGCTCAGGCTGCGGATAACGTGAAGTCGCAACAATCCACCTTGCAATCTCGCCCACCAACCCTTGCGGATATTCCAACATGTGCATTTCTTGCACAGATTCAGTTTGCGGTTCTGGCTCAAATGTCACAATCTCGCCGGTATCCTCATCGATCAGTTCGCCATCTTCCCGCTCAAGATAGCTTTTGCCCCCCTCATGAGAGCGTTGTTTTCTTTTGAATGACAGGTAAATGACGTTGGATATTTCAAGGCGTTTTTGTTCTGTTTCCTCTGCTTGCAAGACTTGGTCAGGCATGGCTCGCGGTTTGTTTTTAGCTCCTTTAAAGGCAGAATTTATTGTTTGGTTGATTTCAGGGGCGGGCAATCCTGTTTGACGTGCGGCATTGAATATCAGGGGGCGTACCTCCTCTTCACCAACCCAACCAGAGGCCACCATGGTAGCAATGGCAAACGCAGAAGTATTTAATGTCGTATTGCGTCCCCCCTTTGGGGCAGCGACGATGATTGCCAGTTCTTCCCCAATGCCTTTCCATGCAATATTGGAAAGGTGCGTGCCATCCGTGACAACAGGGGTGGGAACAACCGGCGGCGTATGCTCTTTGTCTTCTTCGCGCTTTTCTTCGCCCAGCACTTGCGCCAGCCAATCGGGTAAAACGGGGGCGTTAATTAAATCCTCTATTTCACCTTGAAATTCATATTCCCGCCCATCACTCATCACCATATTCGGGGCTATGACATAGCCACCATCGCCGCGCACATCAATACCGAACGGCAAATCCCCCGTTCGGTTTGTCCGTGCCTCGCCCGAGCGTTGACGAAAATAGAAATGTGTCCCGCCCGATGGCGTACCAACTACCGGCACTGTTGTAAAATCAAAATTGTTGGCTTCACAAAGGGCGGCAAAATTATCATTGCCATGTCGTCCCTCTTCATCGGTATTTTTAACATCACAATCAATAATGATATGGCCGGATTTGCCAAGGTCAATCGCCCCAACAAGGCCGGGCTTATTGCGCCACATTTGCCTGATGTCATCTTCATCGCGTGTTGATTTTTCTTTCCAGCTTTCGCCTTTCCCGACAGCCGGATTTTTCCCAGCACAGGGAAACACATAAAAACCGGCTTGTGCCAGTTTTAAAGCCTGTCCGAGAGTGTCCTTTTCAACCACGCAATCCGTCCTTGAGAGCTTTTCGATAACCGACAATCATGCGGCGGCAAAATTCAAACCATTCAGCCTTTGTTAGCTTGGCCAAATCCGTCTTGCCAATTTGCTCAAGAAACGCACCCGCCTCTTCGCCACCCTTGCCCGCCGCCAAGCTCTCCATTCGGGTAAATTCATCCTGTTTCATCTCATATGTTGCCTTTGCAATATCAATACAGGTTAGGTCATCGCACAGCCATAAGATCGGCGGCTTGTTAAACCTTGAATAATCACCATAGCCCCAACCAGTGGCACGCCGCGCACACACGGCGCAAATGGCCTCCTCGTATCGGTTAATCATGAAGCTATCACCTTTTGATTTTCAAATGTCCTTGCGATAATATCGTGATAACGCCCACGAGGTCGAACGGATATGGTCGCAGGTTTGGTCAATTCATCCTTACGCAACAGGGCTTGTTCTACCTTGTCCGGAAACGGCATTTTACCGCCATGCGCTACCCACCATTGCTTGGCCTTTTGCCCCGCATAGCCGCCATGCTCAATCGCCACCCATTCCGAATAGCCAGCCACTCCGGCCCGATAATTCACCCGTAAACTATTTGGCTTGCCGTCATAGTTGTAATGAACGACAAGCCCCCAATGCACCACCGGCAGCATGGTCGGCGGCACTTTCTCACTTGATAAAATACCAACTGTTTTTTCAGCTTCTTTCTCATGCTTGGGCTTGTCGTCTTGCGGCCATTCATGCCCGCACCCTTTGCACACTCGCGCATTGATGGCACAAAGCTCTTTACATTGCGGGCATTCCTTGGCGCGAATATCCGCCTCATTAACTCGCGCTTCCTCACTCTTTGCACCGCCGCGTTTTGGTGAAATTGACACACTATCAACCGGCCCATGACGGCGGATATTACCGGCAAAATCTAAAATCAGACAATCTTGCTTGCCCGCCGCCTGTCTTGTCCCGCGCCCGACCATCTGCACATAAAGGCCGGTTGACAATGTGGGGCGCAACATGGCGATAAGGTCAACGGCGGGCGCGTCAAAACCGGTGGTGAGCACATTGGCATTCGTCAAAGCCTGTATCTCACCCGCTTTAAACCGGCGGATAATACTATCACGCTCCCCATTTGGCATTTTGCCTATTACTGTTTCTGCCCTAACTCCCACCGTCCGCAGCGCATTGCGTACGTTAAGCGCATGGTCAACACCAGCGCAGAAGATAAGCCATGACCGCCGCCCTTCCCCAAGTGTGATGATTTCTTCCACCGCCGCTGCGGTTATCTTGTCCGATGCTGCCTCAAGCGAGGCCGGTACAAACTCACCGCCGCGCTTGGCAACGCCCTTGACATCAATCTCACTCAAACCGGCACGCGATTTGAGTGGGCTTAACCAACCATCCTCGATACCGCGACTTATGTCATAGGAATAGACAATCTTGTCAAACAGCCGCACCTCGCCCGTATCCAGCCGCCCCGAGTCAAGTCGGTAAGGCGTGGCGGTAAAGCCGACAACGCGGGCATCAGGGCAATTATGGTGCAAATTATCAAGAAGCTTGCGATACATGCCATCGCCTGAAACCGGTACTAAATGGCTCTCATCGATGAGTATCAAATGCCGCTCGCCCAAGGCTTGGCTTTTCTTGAATACCGATTGAATGGAGGCAAAGACTATCCGGCTATAGACATCTCGTTGTCGCAATCCGGCTGAATAAATGCCCGCCGGTGCATCAGGCCACACCCGCTTTAACGCGGTAAAATTCTGCGCCACCAGTTCCTTAACATGCGTTAGCATCGAGACGCGCATGGTTGGGTATTGCTCAAGGCAATCGCGCACCAGTTTGGCAATCACCATTGATTTACCCGTGCCAGTTGCCATTTCAACCAGTGGATTACCGCCGCCTTGTGCCCAATAATCAAACACGGCCTTTAACGCCTCTTCCTGATAAGGTCTTAGAGTTATCATGACATCCCTCCATCTATCCAAGTTGAACCGTCCCGCATCTTGTAGGTGACGGTCTCGTGTTCCTCATCAACATCTATTTGCTCTCCATTAACCAAGGCGGGCAAAAACAAATGGTTCGGGCAACCTGCTTGCTGATCGTCATAAGACAACAGCCTATCATGGCGTTCACAATGCCACTGCCCATTTTCTTGCATTCCCTGTTCGAGCGTGCCGCTCTCACCGCCTCTTGCTCCAACAGGGCTTGAATGTAGGCAAGTACGGCAATTATATTCAGCCCGCCCGCCTTGATGACAGGTGTCATAAAATGGGCAGCGATAGGCCTTGCACAAAAAGTAATCCGGCTTGTCAGACACGCGCGGCGGTGCATCATGGGCGTTGATAATCCGTTCAGCCTTGGCCATCAGGGCGCAAGCATGCGCCGCGTCATAGTTAATCCGCTCTCCATAAAGTGCGTCATTATCCTTACACTTGGCCAGATAAAAGGCGCGGGTTAAGCCCATCAGATGCATATAACTTTGCATCTGGTCGACATGCTCCGGCTTGGCAATCGCCACGCCGTGCTTTTGTAATTGCTCAAAGCTCTTTAAATTATGGGTTTTGCATTCCAACAAATGCGCCGTTTCAGGGGCTTCTTTCAGCCCTTTAACCACCCCGTCCGTATAGCCCTTAAAATGGCCGCCACACGCCAACACTTTCCATTGTCGCCCTGTTTGCGGGTCAATATCATGCACCACACAACCAGCATCACGCAGCCAGCCAATCATCCGCGCTTCTTCCTTGTGACCGGTTTCAAACAACCGCAACATCCGCCCTTCATGCGTTTCAGGCGCGGCTGCCCAGCGAAAGCGATACCATAGATAACGCTCGCACTTATGGCCGATGGTTGAGCCGCCAATCGTGGCAGGCAGATAAGGCGTGGCTTGTCGCTCCACAGCCCTATCTATTGCCTCAATGGTTTGATTATGAAGCGGGGGAATTGCAACCATCAGGCAATGACTTTCCGCTCTTCAATCCTAATAGACATGGAGGAAGATTGAGCTTTACGATATTTCTCAATGTCAATGCCGTCTGCCTCTAATAGCTTGGCATCAATCGCTCCCTTGCGCCATGCGATGATTTTGGTGGCAATATATTCATCACCGCCTAAGCTCATACGTGACCCCATCAGTCTTGAAACCTGCTCTTTCAGCGTTTCTTCAACGCCCTTCAAATAGGCAATCTGGTCACGCACATCAGCCAATTTGTCGACAATATGGCGGTTGTCATTGTTGTTGTTATTGCTGTTTTGATTTTGCCCCTTGAAAGGTATGAGATTCTCTGTCATTGGGAAAACTCCTCTCCAATGTTGAAAAATAGAATGTTTTTAATGTTGTGTGGGGTGAAGGGCGGGTGATTTTGATTGCTCGTCTGCCTCACCCGCCCTGTCTTATTTAAAAAGGTACGTCATCCGGCGCACCTTTCCCCCACGGCATCGCCGCGCCCCCCCTGCGGGCGCATTTGCCGCCGCTGGTGGCGGTGAACCTTGAGGGTGCGGGCTATTGCCAACCGGCGCGGCAGTTGCCCCACCCCCGCCGCTCAAAGCCTTGACAGATTTAATCTCATTGCGCGGGTCATATTCCTTGTTCTTGTCCTGTGTGATTGCCACCCTGATAAGACAGGGAATGTGCAAAAGCTCATCCGTATCACGCGGCGTTTCCTTGCCCGTTGCCTTTCTGATTTCGGCAAACTGGCTATTGGCAATCTTGACCACCTGATCATTATTGTTCATATTCTGCCCCCATAGATTGAGGCGTTGAAAGACAAGGTGTTTATCATACTCACCACCGCTTACAGCCCAAGTGAGTTGCAAGCATTTGCCATAGTTGTTTTTCTTTGAAACATCCTCCATCTTGGCATCAATAATTTGTGCCCTGTAGTCGCCTGCCGGTATCGGCTCAAAGCTGTTTGGCTCGGCACTCTCATCATAATATCCACTCAATTCAATAGCCATCACGCGGCCTCCTTTCTTTCATTCCCTGTTCGCGGTGAACCGCTCGACCCCTGGTTCTTTTGTCCCTGTTCGGAGCTTGCGCTCCCCCCCGCCTCTTGTTTCGTTGTGTTTTTGAGGGTGGGGGCAAAATATTCAGCCAAGACCTTAAAACCCGCACCCTTGTCATAACGCAATGTAGCAGGCATATTATAACGGTTCTTGGCCGTATAAGCCGGTCTACCCTGCGCATGGATCAAGATCACATTGCCGCCCTTGGCGCGGTTGCGCTCCTTGTTAAAGCCCACCTCTTCCGTCTCGACATTAACCGGCTGCTTCAGGAGCAAGATTGCGTCCATATCCCGTTCAATCACCCCAACTGATTTGCCATGCAGGTCAATTTCATAGCGGTCATAGGATACTGTTTCAGGGTCATCAAAGCGCGAAATGGTGGAATGGGCAATCAGCACCACCCCCATAGAACGCGCATTGCGCAGCGCGTTAATCCCCTCGATGAACTCCTGCCAGATCCGCCCAGCATAGACATAGCCCTTGCCATAGCCGAAATCTTCCACGTTGTTTTTGGCGTTGCCTTTCTCATCGCCGCGTCTGCATGTCTCAGTAAAGATCAAACGCTGCAATTCCGAAACACTATCAACAACCACCGTCTTGAACTCATGCGGCTCACTATAGAGCGCGGCGAACGCCTCCATCAATTGATTGAAATCATCAATCTTGCCAAATGAGGTTAATTCCAAGTCCCCTGGTGTGCCATCCTCAATCTGCAAGAAGACAGGGTTGGGAAACTCACTTGCCAGCGTGGTTTTGCCAATACCAGGCGGGCCATAGATGAGCACGCGCGGCGGCTTGTCCGCCCGCACCTTTTTTAAATCAGCTAATTTTAATGCCATTTTTTAGTTCCTTTCGGTTAAGGTTATGGCGGGCAGCAATGACACCGTCCCGCCGGTTAAAAATTAACTCATCGCATTTTGGACAAGCGGTCAACGCAAGCTTTCACCAGATTGACCAGTTCTTTCACGCTCGGGCGTATGCCATTAGGTTCAAGGATTTTGTCGGCCAAGCTCTCAAGCGAGGTGACAATTGAACCATCGGGGATTTTCTGCAAATGAACATTATCCGCATTGCCGCCATGACCTGCCGTTAAGGTTAAAGCATAGCGGCAATGGTGAATGTCTTGTTCAGGGTCAGATATGAGAGCTTGGAATAAAGCTTGACTTACAGCCTTGGCACAAGATGAAGCCAGTGAATAGGCAACCATAATGTTCTGGCTGTTGTCGGCAGCGGTAGCGGGCGCGTGGTAAGAACCGGTCTTGCGGATAGAGGGAAGCACCTCCGCCGTGACCCATTTCTTGAACCTTTTGGCTTGCGCTTTGCGCGAGGTCATGACAAGCGCGTATAGGCCGGACTCGGATATGATGTTGACGGTCTGTTGCCGCCCCAAGCTGTCCTTAATCGTCACTTCCGACTTTTCGTCTTCGTCAAGACGTTCAATCGCGCGGCGTGAATTTGTATGTTCTAAAATTTCACATACGTCATTGGCAATAAACCAGACTTGACCGTCGCGGTCTGTTATACGAACTGGCAGATTGTCGAATTGGAAAATTTGGGGGATGGGGTAACTATTAGTTACGTCATCTTTTGAAATAATATTAGCCATGATTGGCCTCCTAACAGTTTTTACTTGTTTTCGACCGCCAGCAATTGGCGATCGGGTGTCAAGTAGAGTCCTGTTAGAAACTCCGGACGTTATTCCCCTTACGGGTATTTTATTTGCGTCTCTCCACCCGACCAAAAATAAGGTCAAGCCGTGCCTAACTACAGGCACAAAAAAACCGCCATGATAACGGATGCGGAAACCGCTAACAGAAATTCTACTAGCTTCAGGATGCACCAAGTGAGGGGGCGTTGTCAAGCGGGTAATTTGCATTTTTTTCACTCAATCCCTAACAATTTCTTTTACCGAATAAATCTTGTAGATTTTCGGCTTTCCCTCATGAAACTTCACTTCCAGATCGACTAAAAATAAGCATTTGAACGGGTTGTCCTCTATGCCGAGCACGGCTTGTTTTGCCTCTTCTGAAGAAAAATAGAGCTTGACCGGTTTGTCACTGATTTCAGCAATAATGCCCCTGTCACCTTTTCTCCTCGCATCATTTTTAACCTGCTCAAGCTGCATCAATTGGTCGTTAAAAATCTGCGTTGAGGGAAAAAATTGTGCTCCGACATAACGCGCAACATTGTTTTGCAAGGCGTTTGCACCAATTGAATCAAGATGAATATTAACCGTGCCGCCATTGACAATCAGGTTCATTTGGCTACCGCTATCTTTGGCGATAGGGTCAACAATTTTTGATAGATTTTTCGCCTGCGTGTAAGTTGGGCTTTCTTTTAAATCATGCGGCTTCCCAAGGAAGAAATTAATCAGCTCGTTAAAATTAAGGGCAAAAGCGGCATAAACTTCACCCTGTTTGCGCAGCCAATCAATTTGTTCAGACAAGGCAACCAAATCAGCGATGATACTGCCAACACGCAATTCCTTAACATAAAGCCGCGTACCATCAGGCGCAGCATCAATAAAGCTGGAAAATTCATCAGAAAAAGCAGCAAAGCTAAGCCCCAACGACAATAAATCTACTGGCTGGGTATTACTGATTTTTACGATAAAATCAGATTTTTCAGGGTTCATTGCTTTCCTCCTTTGGAAAAGTTTATTCATCATGACGGTTTTTTATCAGGGGTCGTTATCAAGCGGGTAATTTGCATTTTCATCTGCCTTGTTTCAAATTGTGGTGCTTATTTTATAAAACCCGCCACATGCGCCATTTTGCGCGGGGTGGAAGTTTAATGAGAGATGCTGAACCGGATAAATCGTTACATGGGCAAGCCCACTTTCAATCCCTGTCAGGCTTGCGCCTGACCGCCTCTTGTTGGCCTTTGGTAACCATGAAATGCTAAGGGCGGTAACAAAGCGGTCATCCTCAATAATTTGCGCCTTAACCATCACATCAAGCAGTGCTTTCAAGCGGTTATCAATGTCAGCCGCTTTGCTTACCCGCTCAACGCCAATCACCAGCACCACATGCCCTTTGACGGCCTCAACGCGTTGTTGCAGCAGTGAAGCCAGCGCACAGGCAATAAAGGCCTTATATGTGTCGGTTTTTACCCGTCCGCGCCCGCGAATGTTCTTAAACAACGCATTGGTAGAGGGTGGTGTCGGTAAAGTAAAAGATATTCCAGACATTTTTATTTTCCCTATTCAGGGCTTACGCCCTTCATCGCCTCTTGTTTAGACAAAGCTCCGCCGGTCACGGGAATTGCATCCCGTGCACAATCAAAAACGAGGTTGAGAGATTAAAAGCTTGTTACTGCGCCGCCATCGCCGCCGCTAATTCCTCATCATATTTCTTGCCAGCGGGGGTTTTTGCCCATCGGTTAAAAGCCTCTACCGTTAATCGGGCGGTGTCCCTTTTTATATTGTTAACAAGTTTAATGACCTTTTCATCCCTGTCATATTGAGCTATTTCTAACACAGCGTTCCTGATGGCCTCTGATATATATTGCTGCCGGAATGGCTCATGTTCAAATTTTTCTTTGGCCTCCCGTGTAGCTTCAGCCTTTGAAGTCTCTATTGCGGCGTAAATTTGCTCTATGCGCGTTTCTACGCTGAATGCCTCCATGCGCCTTAAATTGTTCATGAGATGATCCTTTTGTTCCTGTGGCATGGAACAAAAGGATTTGTAATCTTTTTCTGCAGGGAAATTTTTTGTGAATATCTCCATTTCATACGGTGTCAAAACGCCCTCCTCAAACGGCTGATCTTGCTTTAATGAAACGTTGTCGACCACCTCTCCCCCATTGCTTGCACGAGCGTCATCCCGTATTTCAGATCCCTCTCCATGAAACATATCATCGGCCACCGCTGCCACGCCCTCCTCTTTTTTAGCTACAGCAGTATTAATAGGCTCATAAGTACCGTCCTGATTATCCCTCAGGCTCATGCCCTCATTGACCGCCTCTTGAATTTCTTGCGCAAAAACAGGCGTGATACAGCCCCTGTCATTGATATAAACCACGCCCGCCATTTGCAACGCATCAATCATCTTGATGAACGTTCTTTTTGTTACCCCACAATAAGGCGCGTAAGAGGCGGCATTTTTCTCTTCCGCCCCCTCGCCGCCATACCATTCAAGATCGCCATATTGCTCAAAATAAAGGCATATCAGCGCGACAAAAAACTTAGCCTGTGAGGCGGTTAATTTGCGCGTCTCATGCAGCAGTTTCAGCGGGCTGAATGGATATAATTTTACCTTATCAATATTACTCATTGTCTTGTTCCTTTTCAAATTGCGCCCTCAAAGGGCAGGTTAATTAAAGTTTTAGCAGCGGGGGCGGACTGGGAGGAGAGCACACACCCCACCACGCATGAAAATCACAAAATCAGCTACCCCAGCTTTCACCCCCTCACGCTTCAACCGCGCCCCTGTCTTGGCGTCCCGCTTGCCACCATTGGGCACATGAATAGCCCGCACCGAACGCGGCAACGCCACATCCAAAAACGCCGCTACGGCCACTTGTAACTGATGCTCTTCCTGCTTCATGGTTTGGCCTTTCCCTGTAATCCCAACTTTTGCCGCCATTGCTGCCAGTCTTTCACCACCCACCCGCGCCCGGATAACGTCTCAATATGAAACTG